TTTAGAGACGACTTTGCTTATGCTAACTTCTCAGAGGGTGAGAAGATGAGGATTGACTTAGCATTACTATTCACATGGAGGGCAGTTGCTAAGTTGAGAAACAGTGTAAATACTAATCTATTGATCTTAGATGAGATTATGGATTCTTCATTAGATGAAGCAGGAACAGAAGAGTTTCTACGCATCATACGAAATCTAACTGAAAATCAAAATACATTTGTGATCAGTCACAAAGGTGAAATACTGTATGAGAAGTTTGATAATGTCCTCCGATTCAAGAAAGATAAAAACTTTTCAACTATTTCTTAAAACCCACTTAACAACACTTACAATTAACTATACAATAGAACTATAACCATGAATCTAGAATACTTTCACTTTGATCCCAAGGAACTTCCAAACTACACAGACTGGAGACTGCCTGAAAATCGTATAGAAGCATTCGCTCGTGTAACGCATACAAGATTCGTTGAGGGAGACTTAGATCATCACCATGTTGGTAAAGTAATTGCTGATATGCATGGATGGGATAATGATCAGAAAGCACTCTATTGTATGTATTTCGGTCAGTCTTATCGTAATCACTGGGCGATGATTGCTATGCAACTTGACTTATATAACATGAGTGAGGATCAGTTAACAGACTGGCACAATAAGAATTGGCATCGTATGAAATTTGGTAATGATACCAAGTGGAATGTACGCAAGTTCCCTCAGTTTGTGATGGATATTAAGAAGAAGATTGGTAATGGATCTCTCTATGAGTATCTTGGTAATGCTGCAAATGCTGGTGGAACCGAAAGGAATTACTTTTCATTGAATAAGACTCTTCAAGAGTTCTATTCAATTGGTAGAATGACAGGTTGGTTAGCACAACAAACACTGTATGAGTTTTTTGATTGGGATATTGACCACTGGGATCAACAGTTGTATGACAATGCAACTTGGTCACAATACGATTCAATCTGCTATTTGTTTGATCGTATTGACATAGCAAGAAAGCAGAAGATCTATCAAGATGGTTGTCTAACTGAAATTAGATCTTATGAACCAACCAAGCAGGACATTTCCTTGATGGAAAATCATACTGTAGAACTCATGGAACAAATGAACAATCGTATGCCATTTCATGTTGATATCTATAATATCGAATCTGTTGAGTGTGAGTATCGTAAGACAGCATATGGTCCCAAGATTAAAGAGTTTACTTTCTGGACGAGCAACGAACTTGTTGAAGACTATCAGAAACTGAAGTCTTTGTGGACAGACTATGAGGGTCCAGGTGAAGTTGACTGGACACCATACATGGTTGGGTTTATGACAAAAGGTCGTAATGTTGTTGACTATGGTTATCATCCAGATTATTTTAAAGTGTTAACAGATTTTGGTATGAACCTGAATACTCATCATCTCTATAATGATGAACCAGATGCTCATAAAGTTCTTGGTCTACCAAAACATGTGTCCCCATCAGTTCAACTTATGAAAGATGAATGGGCAACAAAATTCAATGAAGACAGGCAAATGGAACTAATTAATAAATACAACCCTGTAAGATACTTAAAATTTAAAGATAAGAATCATATAGCATGGTCTGACCCAAATGTAAATTGGTCATATCATTCTAGTGTTTCTACTTAAAGAAAGCATGTATATCATGCCGAGACCTACTACTCCAAACAAGGATTGTCTCGTTAATAAACTGACATAAAGGAGGAACTATAATGTCAAAAAAAATAAAAGTCGCCATTGCTGGCGTGGGGAACTGCTGTTCGTCGTTGTATCAAGGTCTAGAATACTATAAAGACCATGATGAAGATGCTAATGGTGGTTCAATTCCAGGTGTAATGTTTGCTCGTATCGGTGGGTATCACCCTGCTGATATTCAAATTGTAGCAGCATTTGATGTTGATCGACGCAAGGTTGGTCGTCCTATTGGTGAAGCAATCTTTGCTAAACCTAACTGTGCTCGTGTCTTCTGTGAAGATGTGCCTGATGGTCCTATCGTTCAGATGGCTCCTGTTCTAGATGGTGTTTCTGACTATATGGATACACAACCTGAGAAGTATGGTTTCCGTCTTTCGAACGAGGATCCAGTCGATATTGTAGAAGTGCTAAAAGAAACTAAAGCAGACATCCTGTTAAATTACATGCCTGTTGGTTCTCAGGAAGCAACTGAGTTCTATGCTCAAGCATGTATTGATGCTAATGTTGCTTTCCTTAATTGTATACCTGTGTTTATTGCTTCGGATCCTGTTTGGGAGCAGAAGTTTATTGATGCTGGTTTACCATTGATTGGTGATGATATGCGATCACAGGTTGGTGCTTCAATTCTTTCTCAAGTTCTGCAAGAACTCGCATTTGATAGAGGAGCAGTTGTTGACTTTCATCAGCAGTTGAATATCGGTGGTAATACTGACTTTAATAACATGATGGTTCAAAGTCGTCTCGCATCTAAGAAGAAGTCTAAGGAAAATGTGATTCGTGCTCAAAACGATATCCGTGGTATTCCTGTTGACGATGAAGCATTGTTCGCTGGTCCTTCAACCTTTATTCCTTATTTAAAGGATAACAAAGTAGCATATCTAAATCTTCGTTTGCGTGGATTTGGCGATGCACCTATTACGATTGATGCTAAGTTGTCTGTTCAAGACTCCGAAAACTCTGCTGGTGTTGTGATTGATGCTATTCGTTATCTAAAGGTTGCTCGTGAAATGGGTATCGTTGGTGCTCTTCGTGGACCTTCTGCTTGGACTCAAAAGACTCCACCAGAACAAATGCAATACTCTGATGCGAAAGCAGAATGCGGTGCATTTGCTGCTCGTGACAAATCAAAACTCACAGCATATAACAATTACAAATGATCAATACTTATGACATCGATGGTGTAATCTATCTGGGCGAGTATGATGGTCTGTATCCAGGCAAAGACGATATTATTGTCACTGGTCGCAGTATAGAAGAAAAACCAGAAACGATTAGGATGCTTGAATCTAAAGGTATCAAAAATTCTGTTATGTTCAATCCTCTACCCTTTGACGAAAAGTCAAGAGTGTCTTCGGGTATACATAAGGGTAGAGTGATTAAAGATATGATAGATTCTGGTATTGAACATGGAGTTCATTTTGAAGATGACGAAATTCAGATTGAAGCGATTCGAGGGATTGTTCCTGATGTTCGTATAGTTCATGTAGTATCTGATCTAGTAGATAAAGAAAATGTGAGGCATGATAAATGAGAAAGATAATTGCTATTGGTGGTGTGCCAGGAACAGGTAAGACAACCCTGATGCGCAACTTCATTGCTACGATTGATGACTGGGAGATGGTTGAACCAGTGAAACTTTTATCCTGTATGTACTCAAAATCTAAGGATTGTTACATCTTTGGTAAGTATGAGGAAGGAGAAGTGTTTGCTGGAACTGATCGTCTGTCTATGGCAGTTCAACCGAATGCTGTTGAGTTCTTAAAGTCTACTCAAAGCAACATTATCTTTGAGGGTGATCGATTGTTTAATCAGTCTTTCTTAGAAGTTATTATGGGACTCCCAAATACAGATCTACAGATTGTATATCTAACTGCTCCTCAATCTACCTTAGAGAGTCGCTACAATGATCGTGGTTCCGAACAGTCTGAGAAATTTCTAAAAGGAAGAGAAACTAAATACAACAACCTATTATCAAATTTTGAATTGATGTCCTACATTACTGAGTTTCCAAATACCAACTTAGAAGAGCAAAGAAAGGTTCTAGAATTTTTAGAAACCAACTTTACAGCACCAGAAGAATAGAATACAATATAATTATGACAGTAGAAATAATACAAGCAAGGTCTAAGCATGATTGTGAACATCTGTTGGGTAAATTCCTAGATGATTCTCATTATGACTTAGTAGTTGAAAATGATACAGATTTCTATGCACCTCCAACATTGACAGATGAAAG